TCCGATCTTTACGTGTTTTTCTGCGAGCGTTGAAGCGTTCCTGATACAAGTCACTTTCATTATCAGAAAAGAGTGTCACGGCGTCGGCAAAATAGCCGACATTAAGACGGTTGTTAGGCATAATATAGCCGTTTAGAATTTCAAAAGTATAATTTGCACATGTTTTCATAGTTTGCCTCCTTGTATAAGCTGCGGCCAGTTTCGGCCGATTAATATATATATTGTTTGGGTATGATCTCAGAAAAGAGAAAAGAAAACAGGACCGGCAGAAAAGCCGTTTTTATCCTTAAGTTGTAACATGTATTATATAATTGCCCTTTTTAGCCGGTATTATATAAACCCTATCAAACATTTTGAGTGCTTCCGCTGCTGCTGGTATAGCTGCGGCCGTGTCGGCGTATAATTTGCCGTTGTAGTCCCTTTGACCGTCGGCCGATCTGATAACAACTTTATACATATTTTCACCCCCTTTTTAATATAGATTTGCTGAGAATACGCCGCGGCCGGCCTCATAAGAAAAAGTTATTTTATTAGCCGTCTTAACGATAATATCTAAGCTCTTATAGTCTAATAAATTGCGCTGATACATAATATCGGCGTTGTTGACTATTTGCGCGCGCTTATTGGTATCGTCTGCGGCCGTATCTAACAAGCCGGTCATATACTCAAAAAATAATTCTCTTTTTGTCATGGTCTTATATCCTCTCATTTGCTGCGGGTATCGGTTCCGGCCGTGCTCAAATAATGTCGTCGTTTTCCTGTGCTGCTGCTGCGAGCGCTGACTGCGGGCACAATGTATAGAATACAAGTTCTAAGTCGGTGCCGATGATCTCATCAAACCACGCGCCCATGTCTATTGAATTTAAAAACTCTTTTACTGTGCAGCCCTTTTTCATTGACTGAATGATTTTTCGTGCGGTCTTTTTGCTCATGTGTTTTTACCTCTCATTTTTGCGGTTAAGCCGTATAAGATTATGATCTTATGTCTTTATACCTTATACCGGCTTATATTGTTTTGCTGCGGTCCTCTTTTCCGGTTCCCTTTTTCGGTCCGTGGGCCGTGGGTCCTGTGAAAGCGGCGCCCGCTGCGGGTTCTAAGATTGCAAGTCGTTAAAATCGGCTTGTTTTCTATGATCTTATTTTAATATTTTTGTCAAAATAATGCAAGTATTAATTAGTATTTTACGCAACAAATTAAAAGGATCTTTTTTGTGCACCTTTACACAAACATTTGTTCGGGGTTTTGTGAGTATTTTCTCATACCCTGAGCGGTTCCGGCGATCTGCTGCGGGTGTGCGGTTCCTTGTTTAGTCATTGACAACGGCGCATTACTGCGGACTTGCGTTGTTTGGTTAAGCTGATATTTGAGTGGGGCCGTGTCTAATCTGCTGCCGGCGATCTGCTGCGGGTATTTTCTGCGGGCGATCTGCTGCGGGGGGGCGATCTGCTGCGGACGGGGGACGGGGGACGGCATGACTGAGGCGGGGCGGGGAGTGGCCCCTCGACCAAATTTTTCATAAAAAAGCCCCTTTCCCATCCCCATTCCCCCACCGTGCACACATGTTGCTGATTTAAAACCCCTCTGTGCGCGTCAAATTCAGCCCAAATCGGACGCCTACGGCGTATGTAGGATAGAAATACCACTGAGGGAATGAAAGGCGATTCTGAGGCGAATTAAAGAGGGCGTGATTTCAGGGTATTCCTATAATCATTTTTTGCTATTTTTCGAGGTTTGGTATCAAAAATCCCCGAGGAAATACTTTTCAAAACCGATCCTGATTTCAGGGCGAATTTCTTGTAAGTCTTGTGGCTACTGAGGTTCAGCCGATTTTCCAAAATAGCAAAATTTGAGGATAAAAGGGCGTAACATGTTGCTGAAATGAAATAGGGGCAAAAATCCGGAAAATTTCTTCGCCTTGCGGCGATATTGTATATACAAATGCTTGAATTATCAGAAAAGTCATTGTATAAAGATAACAGAGGTAAGTTTATGGGAATGAATGAGCACAATGAGATAGCGGATATTCAGAAGGACAACGACCAGTATATTAATCATACATTGGCGCTGGCCTCTATGCCTATTGTGACCCTTGATCGCGAGAATGTCGGGAAAAGAACGCTTGAGTACGTTAAACAGTGCTCCATGGATGCAGTGAGGCCGAACCTGACGGGGTATGCCCTTTGCTTGGGGACAACTCCTGAAGGGCTTTCTGAGTGGATAAACGATAAGAGGCTTCCTGACGAGACGAGAGGAGCCTTGAGGAAAGGTATCTCGATGATCGAGGCTACCATGATCTCGATGATGATGGATCAGAAGATTAACCCCGTGGCGTCGATATTTCTGTTGAAAAACCACTTTGGGTACAAAGACCAGTCCGAGATTTCGTTTAAAGGCCACATCGAGACCGAAAAGAAGTCCCTTGAGGCTAAATACAGGGCGGTGGTAGACGATGATTGAGAAGTCATTAGTCGAGAATATATATAATTCCATACTGAAGGATCCTTCGACTGAAAAATGCTATGATTTCTTCTCTTGTTTGGGCGAGACGAATAGAGACGACCTCCATATATGGAATCTTGAGGTACAGAAAGTCATTAAGTCATGTATGAAAGACTGTCCTGAGAAAGAGATAAATGATTGGTACGAACTCTATTGTAAATCTCTTAAATACGGGGCAAAAAGGTTCTTTGAGCAGTATTTATTCTACATGGAGATTGATAGACCGGCCGAGGAGAGGTTCTATTCACCCCGTAGAAAGACCCTAAAACCCGCGGTTGACGCCATGCAACGGCTTGAGGACGGGGTTATTCAGGAATTGTTCTTGTCTCAGCCACCCCGAACCGGAAAAACCACCTTGCTGCTGTTTTATGCGACATGGCTGGCGGCTAAACATCCTCAAAAGTCGAATTTGTACTCGGCTTTCTCCGACACAATCACTAAATCTTTCTATAACGGCCTCTTAGAGCTGATGAAAGACGACATAACCTATCATTGGGAAGATTGCTTCGGGGAATCCATTGTAAAAGTCAACGCCCAGTATCAGACCGTGGACGTTCAAAAGAAAAAGAGATACCCGACGATCACATGTAGATCAATCGACGGCACTCTGAACGGCGCCTGTGACTGTACGGGCGTAATGATAGCCGACGACCTCTGCTCGGGCATTGAGGAGGCTCTTTCAAAAGACCGAATGGCCTCATTGTGGATGAAAGTATCGAACGACCTCTTATCCCGCTGCAAAAAAGGCTCAAAAAAGCTGTGGAACGGCACAAGATGGTCGATAAATGACCCTATTGGCGTCAGAATCTCGATTTTAGAGGAATTAAAGACAATTCCCTATGAGGTAATTAACCTTCCGGCCCTCGACGAGAATGGAGAGTCAAATTTTGACTACAAATACAACGTCGGATTCGATACCGAGGCTTACCAGCAGATAAAAGCGGGGTTTGAGAGGAACGACGACCTTGCATCATGGTCGGCTCAGTATATGGGCGTACCTTATGAGCGCGAAGGTTCACTGTTTGCTTCCGGCGACCTGATGTATTTTGACGGCACAATCCCTGACGGGTATGCTTCAGTGTTCATGGCCTGTGATCCCGCGTGGGGCGGCGGCGACTATGTGGCGGCTCCTGTGTGTATACAGGTAGAAGATTATGTTTATGTGCCCTCTCTTGTGTATACAAACGACGACAAAAAGACTTCTATACCAAAAATTGCGGAAAAGATATCAAAATTTGCTGTTTCCCGCATCAGGATAGAGGCAAATAAAATGACCGAGGGTTTTGCGGACGAACTTAGCCGGCTCCTAAAGGAAAAAGGCATAAAATGTACCGTAACCACCAAAGCGGCTCCGACTCATGTATCAAAGGAGCAGAGAGTTTTTGACAAAGCCCCTGATATCAGGGAACATTTTGTATTCTTAACGTCTGACAAGAGGGATAAAGAGTATCAGGCGTTTATGGATAACGTGTTTACATTTACCATTTCCGGTAAAAATAAGCACGACGACGCACCCGATTCATTAGCGATGGCGGCTGACATGGCATTTAAGCCCGTAATGACCGCCGCAACTTTCAAAAGATTCATATAAGGAGGTTCAAATGAAAGTAACTGTATGCCCCAACTGCCGTATTACCCCTGAGATCACTAATACTATGCTGAAATGCCCTAAGTGTGGCAGAACAGCAACCGGCGGAACCCTTAATGAGACCGTAACCAAATGGAATGTCGGAGAAGTCACAAGTGAAAAGGTGACAAAAGCGGTAATTAAGGACGAGGCACCTGAGGCAGAGCCCAAAGAGGAGATCAGAGAGGAAATCGAGGACGAAATCAAAGAGGAGCCCAAGAGACCCGCACCTAAGAAGGCAGCTAAGCCCGTTGAAAAGACACCCGTTAAGAGAACTACCACCAAAAGAGGAATGAGATAATGGAGTCAAAGCAGCTTACCGGCAGAACGGTAATCTATACCGACGTTGAGGAGGTTACTGCTGAGAACGTCGTAGAAGTGCTTAAATCGGCCAGCGACAGCAACCAAAGCAACGTAAGCGATATCAAGTACCTTTATGACTATTATAAGGGCAAACAGCCCATTTTAGACCGTGTAAAGACGTTTAATGACACTATCAATAACAAGATAGTCGAGAACAGAGCAAATGAGATCGTCGCATTCAAGACGGGCTACTTTTTGTCGGCTCCTATCCAGTATATTGATATGGGCGAGGATGAAGTCACTGACGACTTAAAGCTCATTAACGGATGGGCCGATCTTGAGTCAAAAGAGAGCGCTGACCTTGACCTTGCGGAATGGCTGTCGATATGTGGAACCGGATATAGGATGGTATTACCCAAACAGGAAAGGCTTGACGACACGGACAGCCCCTTTGAGATATTCACCCTTGATCCGCAGACGACATTTGTGGTCTATTCGTCAAAGCTCGGGCATAAGCCTATGATGGGCGTTACCTTCTTCCAGTTGGCCGACGAAGATAAGTCTGTATACTATGTATACACTCAGTCTGAGTTCTTTATTATATCCGATGATGCCATTCAGGAAAGGCAGTCACACGCGTTGGGTATGGTCCCTATCATCGAATATCCGGCTAACAAGGCCCGCCTCGGCGACTTTGAGATCGTCATTCCTCTTTTGGATGCGATCAACAACATGCAGAGCAATAGAGCCGACGGCGTTGAGCAGTTCATTCAGGCTATTCTTTGCCTTGAGAACATCCAGCTTGACGGCGACGAGGCTGGCTTTATGACAAGGCTCAAAGAGGTTGGCGGTCTTATGCTTCCTGAGGGCGCGAAGGCTTATTACCTCACTCAGCAGCTTAATCAGGGCGATACTCAGACTCTTAAAGACGATCTTTACAATGCGGTCCTCTATATCTGCGGAATGCCTAACCGTAACGGAGGATCCTCCACAAGTGATACCGGTAGCGCGGTAATTCTGCGTGACGGCTGGGCGGATGCCGAGGCAAGAGCGAAGATCACCGAGAATTATTTTAAAAAGTCTGAAAGAAAGTTCCTCAATATGATTATTCTGATATCGAATACCATCGGAGGCACAAACATCATGCTTCCTCAGGTCGGTATCAGATTCCCCCGTAGGAATTACACCAACGATTCGGCTAAGGTTACTAATCTTGTCACCATGCTGGCAAACGATTGGATTGCACCTCAGCAAGCATTTGAGCATTCCGACATGTTCCCTGATCCTGACGCTGCATTCCTTGAGGCTAAGAAATGGCACGACGAAAATGAGGCGAAACAGGCTCAGAGCCTTATGAACACCGATAATGGTTCAGACATTCCCGATGATTCAGAGGAAGTATGACATACGATTACACGGATAAACTCTACAAGAAATATTCTCTCCTCATAGTCAGGGCCTTTAATTCTCTCAATAGAGAGTTACAGGCCTTGGCCTTTGACGAGCTCAACGCCGGAAAAGCCTATAAAGCTGTCAATGAACGTGTTAAAAAAGTGTATAAAAAGTGCTATGACGAGCTCATAGACATACTGATTTTGTTTGCTCTGCACTATTTTGAGGACTCATGTGACAAAATCGTGCAAAAAAAAGGCAATAAGATCACATATTACGTTGGCAAGAAAGACGGATTCCGCAAAGAAAAGACTTTTGACGCTGAGAAATTCGTCGAGGACTATGTAAAGACCGATAATATCATCGTGAAATACATATTTGACAATGAGTATGAGCGAAAATTGACCCGTGCGGTAGAGGCCATCCTTACATCAGGCAATAAAGCCGAAATGAAAAAGGAACTTGACAAAGCCCTGAGGTATTGGAACCGTCAGGCTAAGCAAGCCGGTGATAATATTTCCATGGAGGCTTATATTGAGGGCTTTGAGGCGGCTGGTGTTGAGTATGTTAAGTGGGTAACTGAGAAAGACGAAAGAGTTTGCCCGACATGTAGCGCAAGAGACGGGAAAATTTACCGAATTGACAAAATAATTATCCCGTTGCACTATAATTGTAGGTGCAATATTGTACCTTATGAGAAATAGTCAGACAATTTAGCTTCCCGCCCTCCTCGTATAAAGGGAAGAAGTGTGGGCGAAATGCTTAGGCATCAGCTCACACCGAGGAGGTAAAAAAACACTTTTTTCTGCCATTTATCCCCAAAATATTGAAATTGTCAGAAAATTGTGTATATTTATAGATAAACGGAGTGAACCGTATAAACGCGAAGGCAGAAAAGCCTTGTAAATCAGATTGCGGAGTGAACCGCTATAAACGCAAGGAGGTCTATATGTTAGATACAAGCAAGATAGAAGGCTATGATGAAATGTCAGCCGAGGAAAAGGTAAAGGCTCTTGAGGCTCTTGAGGTTCCTGAGGATAACTCAGCCGAGCTTGAGAGATACAAGAACGCAACCAGCAAAGCCAACTCAGAGGCAGCCGAGTACAAAAGAAAGCTGAAAGCTCTTGAGGAAAAGGCCAGTGAGGGTGCATCCGATACCGAGAAGCAGATCACAGAGCTCAAAGAGCAGATTGAAACTCTCAATCGTGAGAAGCTCATTTCCGAGCGCAAAGCATCGTTCTTAAAAGTTGGAATGAATGAGGAAACAGCCGGCAAGTGTTCAGAGGCTTTCACCAATGGGGATGGCGAGGCATTTTTCAAGGCTATGGATTCATTCATCGTGGAGCATGACAAGGCATTCAAGGCCGAATTGCTCAAGTCTACACCGAGACCTGATGGCGAGGGCGGAAAAGCTCCCGAAATGACCTTAGACAAGCTCAGGAAAATGACTATATCTGAGCGCGCACAGTTCGCTCACGATTTTCCTGACGAGTACAACAAACTTTATGGAGGAAAATAATTATGGCACAGACAGCATCACTTCAGAGCGTAGCAACACTCGATCAGGGCTTTGCCTCAAATGAAATCGAAGATGTATACGCTTCCCACCTTGACCTCAACGGCTTTGCTACCGTTGACAACGAGCTTCAGGGAACCGCGGGTGATATCCGCAAGATCAATGTATACGGCGCAACCGGAAACGCTGAGAAGGTAGCTGAGGGACAGGGCAACAGCGGCTACATTTCAACCACTCTCATTGAAAGAGAGTACAGAGTACAGTGCGCTCAGGCATGGTTCCCTTATTCCGACGAAGCATACATGAGAGATCCCGTAGCTATTCAGACCGGCGTTGCACGTCTCGGCGCATCCCTCTTTGACGAGGTAAACGCTGACCTTTACGGCGAAATGGCTAAGGCATCCCGCGCCGTAGTCGCAACTGCACCCAACTTCAACGCATTTGTTGACGCAGCTGCTATGATTGACTTTGCAGACGGCAACGAGACCGCAAGAGAGTATCAGGGCAGAACCATTCCCACCCTTTGGGCTATCATGGACGCTCAGAGCCTTGCAGCAGCACGTAAGGCTATGGCAGCACAGATCGTATATGATCCTAACCTTGCATGGGCTCAGGGCTATGTCGGAACCGTAGCCGGAATTGCACTCTTTGTAAAGAAGAATGCAACCGAGAAGATGATTTATGTCGGAACTGACAAGGCTGTTACCATCTTCAACAAGACCGGCGTAAGCACCGAGATCGCAGCAAGAGGCAAGGACGAGGCAAACAAGAGAATGAACAACCTGTTTGCAAGAAAGTATTACATCGCAGCCCTTACCAATGATACTCAGATCGTACAGCTTGCTCTTACCGGTGCATCCGTACATACCACTCAGGTTGAGAACGGTGACGGAACCACCACCGTATTCACTCTCGATCAGACTGCTACCGATACCCCCGTAGTATCTGTAAACGGAGTAATCATCACCAGCGGCTATACCTTCGGTTCAAACAAGATCACATTCACCACTGCACCCGCAGCTACCGATGTGATTGTAATTGATTATCACTACACCGCAGTATAAGGAGAGATAACATGACACAGGCGGATAAGTTGACAATGTTACAGCAGATATGCGGCGACCCTTCGGCTGATTCCGCTATGTTATCCACTTACCTTGACCTTGCGGCTGATATCGTGGTCCATAGGGCCTATCCCCTTCTCACAAGCTATGTTTTGGCTGAAGTTCCCGACAGATACGCCACCGTTCAGGTGCAGATTGCTAATGAGCTTTATCTGCACCGCGGGGCGGAAGGCGAGAAAGATCATTCTGAGAATGGGGTCAAGAGAACCTATGAGAACGGCTACGTTTCAGATAGCCTCCTCAAGAAGATAGTTCCGTACGGCCGTATAATCGGTGAGGCGATCCCTGAAGAAGTTACCGTGTTCGCGAGTTCACAGGAAATCATTTCAGCCGGATCAACAGCCAATATCCTAACCTACACAGAGGTAATCTGCACGGATAAATCTGTACGGACTGTCAATGAGGGGTACACTTATGGAAGTAGCGATGAATCAGTCGCAACGGTAGCGGATGGAGTGATAACCGCAGTCGCATTGGGCGATGTAACCATCACAGTAGTTGGAAAGAAATCGGGAATGTCGGCGTCCTTTGACGTAAGGGTGGTTTAATGAGAACACTCGATTATAACAAGAGAACATTCTATTACTGCTTGTATAATGCAAAGGCCAAGAGGTACGATGCAGACGGCAATTTCACAGGCGAGCACTCTGCCGGCTATGAAGAAGCTGTCGAGGCGAAAGGCAATATCTCAGCCGCATCGGGCTCGGCCGAAATTGAGCAGTTCGGAACCGGTATTGAGTATGATAAAGTCATAGTCTTACAGGGAACGGATTGGAACATTGACGAGCACACGGTATTGTTTATCGACACTCAGCCGACCTATAACGACGATCAGCATACCGATCCCAAGTACAATTACATCGTGACAAGGGTTGCAAAGTCCCTAAATCATACCTCGATTGCAATTAAGCGTGTAAACCATGGAGATAAAAGGGTGTGACAAACTAATATCAAGGCTTGAGAAAGCCTCAAGTGACTTATCAAGCGTAAGTAAAGGTGCGTTGCACAATTATCTTGCTGATACATGGCAAGTCGGATATGACGAGGTTTCAAATGCCTACAAGGACGCTAAAACGCTTGAAGGCGATGAAGCAAACCAAAGCACATCGGTTATTGCATCCCCTGTATGGCGGCATGACGGTTGTGACTTAGTGGCATCCGGTGAAGATATCATGTTTCTTGAGTTCGGAACCGGCTTAAACATGAGTTACGAAAACCCATACGCCGATCAGTTTGGATTTTACCCGAGTTCCTATTCGGGAAATCAGGGCAAAGGGTTCCTTGTTCCACCGAAACTAAATCATTTTCACGGCGCATGGCCCCACGGTGGCAAGATGCACTGGGGGCAGAATCCCGCAAGAGGTATGTATCACGCATTCAAAGCTATGGACTTATATGTAAGAACCACGCCTTTGAGGTTGTTTAAATGACAGACATAGAGAACATCATAATCAACAGAATAAATAATGTGCTTGAAACTGCCGGATATCACGACATTCTCAAGTCTGATTATGAGGATGTGCCCTCAGAGTTCCCTTGTGTGTTCTTTCAGCAGTTCGATAGCTACGAACATACGGAACAGCACAGTTCAAGCCGCACAAATAATTTTGATACAGTTGTGTTCGAGGGCGATATTTATTCAAACCTGAACAATGGAGCAAGATCCGAGTGTAAAGCCATCGCGCAGATCATTGATGCCGAAATGGTATCGCTCGGGTTTTCCCGTACAACTAATCAGGCACTAAGACCTTCATCCCCGACGTATAAGGCGAGAAGATTTGTCAGATACAGAGGGGTTGTTGATACCAACAAATATATTTACCACATTTAAGGAGGTATTATTATGGCAGTTTTAACCGCTGGATGCTTTCTGATGATTGCAGACTCAAACGGCATTGACGCATTCACAGGCGACGGCACAACCACGTCATTCACTCTTTCCGGCACTCCCGCTGGAGCCGTAGCAGTGACCGTGGGCGGAAGCGCTATGACTACCGGATTCAGTGTAAGCGGAAAGACCCTTACCTTCAGCACTGCACCCGCAGACGAAGCAGCTATCGTAGCAACCTACGATGTTTCTGATCCCACTTACTCAAAGCTCTGCGATATCTCGAATTTCCCTGATATGGCACAGGCACCCAACGCTATCGACGTAACCACTCTTTCAGACTGGGCTCACGTCTACATTCCCGCTCTTATCGACAACGGCGGAAACCTTGAGTTCAGTGGATTCCTCGATCAGACCACCCTTCCTCTTGTTGCACAGGGAACCAGCGATGTTGAGAACCTTGCATTTTGGGTTGGCGGTCAGAAGTCCGGAAACACCATCACCCCTACCGGATCAATCCTCAAGATTGCATTCAAGGGACGCTACACCGCAGTTCTTGGCGGAGGCGGAACCGACGAGGCTATCCCTGTTACTATCGCAGTAACACCCGAGACCGTTCCTGTATATACCGCCGGTGCTATGAACACCGAGGCAACATCAGGATCATAATATGAATTAATACGAGGAGGAACAATTTTATGGCAATTTCATTCAATCACAAAGGAACGCAGTACACACTTGAGTTCACAAGGGACTCAGTAAAGCAGATGGAAAGGGTTGGCTTCAGCTTGGATAATGCTGTCAACCAGCCCGTTACTGCGCTTCTTACTCTGTTCAAAGGTGCATTCATCGCACATCACCCCCGCGTTTCACAGGCAGTAATTGAGGAAATATGGGAGGATCTCGGAAACAAGGACGGCCTTTTTGAAGCCCTTATTGCTCTCTATAATGAGCCCGTTGAGGCTCTTATGAAGGAGCCCGAAGATGGAAAAAAGATCGAGTGGAAGGTAGTGTAGGCAAGCCTTCCACGAAGTCTTATACCGAGGTATTTAATGAGGCATTCCCTTATTATTTATCAATCGGTATGTCCTACGAATTGTACTGGTATGGCGAGCCAAACCTTGTAAAAGCCTTTCGCGAGGCTGACGAAATGCGGGTGGACCGCATGAATTACGAGGCATGGTTACAGGGCTTATATGTTTATCAAGCCGTAGGCGCTTTATATCCGGTCTTTAATCCGTTCTCAAAACAGAAGAAAGCCGAGGAATACCTTAAAGAGCCTATCGTCATTACCGAGAGGGCAAGGAATCAAAAGGCTATGGAAGAAGGCGATAAGATGGCTAACTTCCTGAAAGCATGGGCGGACGCCCTGAAAGATAAAGGTATTAAAAATGGCGGAAGTTGATTCCTTAACAATACGAATAAATGCCGAAACCGGTTCAGCCGTAGCTCAGCTCAAGCAGATCACGTCTCTTGTTGAAAAGCTGAATACAGCTGCAAGCGATAGCAAGTGGAAATCATTTGCTAATTCGCTATCCCGTGTCGGCGACGCATCTAAGAATTTGGGGAAACTTACGGGCGCTCTGAAGTCAATTCAGAACACTCAGGTTTCCCCTAAACTTAAAGAGAACCTTGATAAGATAGCTGACGCGTCCGCAAGGCTGTCAGACGTCGGAAAAGGTGTGTCTCAGTTTGGCTCAGGCCTCACCCGAATAGCTAAACTGAGCGAAAACGCTGATAAGCTCGGTGAAAATCTCCGCCGAGTTTCTTCGCATGTCATTGATTTTTCACGTTCTATTTCAAAACTTATTCCCGCTGATTTTGGAAATAAAGCCGCAACTTTGGCAAAGCTGGCCTCTGCTCTGAGGAGTTTCTCAAAGATTGGAGAGGACACAGACCTCAAGACTAAGTTTGCGGGCGTGGCTGACGCCGTTGGTATATTCGCCAAGAGACTGAATGAGGCTGTATCTGACGAAACCCTTACCCGACTTGAGAGAATAGCGGGAGCATTGGCTCAGATTGGTGCTTTTGCAAATAAAGCCGGAAAATCTTTAAAGGCTTTACAGAAGGCAAGCCAGTCTCAGAACGACAATCAGGCTCAGTCACTTGCTAAGAAATGGCAGATGGTTGTAAAGGCCGTAGAAGCCGTAAATAAGGCCATTTCAGAAATGGGTAGAGATTTATACTCTGCTCTTGATTCAACGGGCATAATAAGCGATTTGGACGGCATGACGGGTGCAATAGCAAAGAACATTCCCGTCCTCGGTGAGTTGACCGCAGCTTGGAGAAGCGCGGCGTCACAGATCAAGAACATTGTTCTGTCAAATGCGAGTGTAATTGATAAAGCCGCTAATCTTATGCTTGTAAAGGTTTCGCTCATTGTTCGGGCTCTTTACAGCTTTGCTAAAATGCCTTTTGGCCCAGCTTCCACGGGAATTACCAAAGGCATTGTAAAAGGGCTTATTTCACCTTTCAGAAACCTTGCGAGCACAATCACAGACCTATCAAAAAGGTGGAATAAGTTTACATCGTCCCTTGGAAGAATAGCTATATATAGGCTCATTCGTTCGGCTTTGAAGGAAATCTCAAAAGCGATCAAAGAGGGCGTGCAGAACCTTTATCAGTGGGGACAGGCTTGGCAGAATACTTATTCTTCAGCAGCTAAGTTTGTTAATTCCATGGATAAACTTGCTACGGCTTTCCTTTACCTGAAGAACTCTATCGGCGCGGCTGTATCGCCTCTTATTGACATGGTTGCCCCGATAATTGACGCTCTTGTAGATAGGTTCGTTGCTCTTACTAATGCAATCAATCAGGCGCTTGCAGCTTTATCAGGTGCGGGTGTATGGAGAAGGGCATTAAAGTATCAGTATACCTACGCTGAAGCCGCTGGAATGACGGCAAAAGCCCTCAAGAGAACCGTTCTTGCTTTCGATGAACTCAATAAACTCGACGACAAGAACAAGGGCGGATCGGGTGACGGCCTCGATTATTCAAGAATGTTCGAGGAGGTTCCCGTTGATGATTGGCTTGCTAAGATCCTTGATTCCTCAAGTTGGAGAATCCTCGGAACCGGAATAGCCGGAAAGATCAATGAAGCTCTTGCAAATATCAACTGGAACAGCGTACAGTCAACAGCCCGTATATGGGCGAGACGTTTCGGCTCACTCTTAGACGGCGTTGTAATGGGTATTAGTATGCCTCTCCTTGGAAAGTCTATCGCCGAGGGGATTAACACTATTGCTCTTTCGATCAACACATTCTTTAAAGAGTTCCATTTCGTACAGTTGGGCCAGCATTTATCCGACGGCTTTGAATCCATGATAAACAACATGGATTGGGACTCAATCGGACAAGCCTTGACTCAGAAATGGAAAGCTTTGTTCGAGCTTGTTATTGGGTTTAAGGATGTAGACCTCACAGGCCTTGGCTCCGGAATTGCAGAGCTGTTTGCTAACGCTATCGAAAATATCCCTATAAGTGATTTTGTTGATGCTATTAAAACTCTTTTGCCTAAGATTGGTACAGAACTCGGTATAGCTATTAATGGCATGATTACCGAGGCAAACAAGGCTGTCGGCGGAATTGACGCTTTTGGCTTAGGCGCAGCATTCAGCGATTCTATTGACAACATGCTTGCTGGCATTGATCCCAAAGAGGCCGGAATATTCCTTTCAAACGGTCTCAAGAAGATCATCGAATTTTCTGCCGGAGCGTTAAAGGCCTTGAATTGGGATGATGCTAAGACATGGGTAAGTGATACAATCACGTCGCTGTTTGCCAATATTGACCTTAAGCTGGGCGTTCAGAATGCGGTAGATATCGCAAACAAGATTGTTGATTTGCTTACCACTGTTGTCAATTCAATCCCTTGGAAGGAAGTTGGTGATGCCATAGCCGAGGCTGATACCACTGAACTCAAGAACGGCATCAAGCGTCTGTTTGAGAGCGTGATTGATGGGCTTGAAAGAGCCGGATTCATGGATGAAATTGCGGTTGGCATCGGATCATTTTTCGCTCTAAAGATTGGCGGAGCTATCGCAAAAGCCATACCTACAATCTTATCAAGCAAAATGCTTGCAAGTGCTATTAGTGGCACAGGAACCGCAAGCGGTGGAACGGGTACTGCCGCGGTTGCCGAAACCGCTACTGCTGCCGGTACTTCGATTGGAACGGCTATTCTTGCTGGAATTGCAGCTGCTTTAGGCGGGCTTGCCGTAGGAACACTCCTCGACAAGTATGTTATCGGGCCTATCCTTGATCGCTTTGGCAGCGATGATGCCGGATGGTATAAGAATTTCAAGTGGTTTGGTGAGGGCGGATTCTTCAAAGAATTGTTTGACTTCAATTCGTTAAAAGAGGCGATTGACGTATACAAAGGCGCTTTTGTATTAATGTATGAGGAAGGCAAAACCAACTTTGAGAACATGAAACTTGCCATTTCCTCAATATGGGCTTCCATAAAAGACGAGGTAATAGGCGGAGCTCTTGGCGGAATAATAACCAAATTCGATAGCTTTGGCACTGCTTGGAAGAGCGTCTTGAATAATATGAAACTCAGCACGAACTCAAATTTGGACAAGATTAAAGAGAAATTTGATTCAGTATTTGGTTTCCTTACAGGCGGCATCAATCAATTAACTAACTTAGTTAATGGCTTGAACAATTCAACCAACACTCTGCCTAAACTCAACAACGGCCCGAGAAGATCAGTATTTGGTTTCCTTACAGGCGGCATCAATATGAGAGCATCCGGTGGAACGGTTGATAAAGGTGATTTGTTCATAGCGGGCGAAGCTGGCCCCGAGATTGTAACAAGTTTTGGTGGCGAGTCAACCGTAATGAACATGGATCAGATTATCTCAACTATCGCACAGAGCGTTTCACTTGCGAACGGCGGAGATATCACAATCCCTATCAGCCTTGACGGAAATATGCTCGACAAAGTAATTGTAACAGCGCAGCAGAGACAGAATTTAAGGAGCGGAAGATAATGAGAGCAGATATATCGAACTATCTGTTCCACCTCGGAAGTATTGAAATTCAGCCTAAAGTCAGCGGATTGAAATGGTCTATAATGTCAATTCAGTCCGCAGACTCAGGCAGAGCCGAGGACGGAACTATGATTGCTACATTAGTGGCAAAAAAGAGAAAACTCGAAGTCTCTTATGCAAACCTTTCTCCTGAGGACGCATCGGCTATACTTGCTGAAGTATGCGGAAACATGTTCTTTGACGTGACTTATTACGATGTTTTGGATGCTCAACAGGAAACCCGAACATTTTATGTTGGCGATAGACATGCAGATTGGTATAATTACTATATCGAAAGAGGACTCGAAAACTTACAGTTTAATCTTATCGAACAGTAAATATGTATAGTGCATCAGCAACTTTCAACACTTTAATAAAGGCAAAAGAGAGAATCTTTACTTATTCCGGCTCTATCGTTACCACGGGTGGCACAACTTACGACTTTTACGGTAGCGATATGAGGTCGGGTAAGCTGACTCGCTCTATTTGCGATGATTCCATAGAGATAGGCACAGTATACGCCTCAGAGTTTGATTGTGAGCTGGCTTTAAGCGTCAGCCGTTACGAATTATATGGTGCTACGATCACCTTAAACATCATGTTAGAGGGTGCTACTGATGTAATCCCTATGGGAATATTCACCATAGCCGAGGTTAATCAAACATCCGACAGGCTTCAGATCAAGGCTTATGATGCGATGGTTAAATTTGATGCGGTATCGTTCTCGGCTGCAACTGAAGCTGGCATCCAAAGCCCTTACGCATGGCTGTCTCAGGCGTGTACGGCTTGCGGAGTGACGCTTGCCATGACTTCTGCACAGATTGATAGTTTGCCAAACGGTGTTAGAAGAATTGGCTTTGCTGATGTTGTGACCGATGTTAAAACATGGCGTGATGTTCTCAGATATCTTTCGGCTTATCTCGGCTCATACGCATATATCGGGCGTGACGGAGAATTGTATCTCGGACAGTTTGGGACAGTTTCAGCCGATACAATCCCAGCAAATTTCAGGTATACATCGGGCCTTTCTGACTTCCGTACAACTTATGACGGACTTTACGCAATTTATAAAGATGGTGGCGTTCAGGAATACGTCCCGAATACAAATTCCGGTGGGATTATCTTAGACCTTGGAATCAATCCGTTCTTACAGATCAACAACGATACAAACAGACAGGCTGCGCTACAAGAGATAATCGACTCATTCAATGGCGTGTACTATGTGCCTTATTCCTCGGATATTCCCATGAATCCCTTGTATGATTGTGGCGATGTTATAACATTTACGGGCAATCAGGCAGATGCTTACGACTACGGCGCAATCACCGAGATAACTTTAACAATCGGTAATCAGATGCACATTACTTGCGCTGGCGATAATCCGATTTTAGCCGCAGCTCAGGACAGATTCACAAAAAGAGTAGCCGGACTT